ATAAGAGACTTGGCGTTGTTAGTATCGTCTTACGGAAAGCGTACGAATACTCTTCTAGGCTTGACTGAAAATAGTCAAGCAGCAAAGAATTATTTTCAAACCAAGTTGGTATCAATTGCTCGTGAGTTTTTGAAGTTCGGAGATGCGGCTGTGGATCCAACTAAAATACTAGACTTCCTAAATGGGATTGCTGCTGCAAGACCTAGAATAAGCCGTCTATTAGAAAAGGTAAAGCGATTTGACTTGTTTGTGAGATTTCTACAACCAAAGCTGAGATTGTTGGAGAAAAAGAAAAACGATTTGATAAGAAAAATCCGCAATAGCGTTCAGCCAAGATTGTTAGAACTTCAAAAGAAGTTGAATGATAAGGTTGCAGAGTATACTAAGAGATTCCAAAACAGTAAAGCAGTCTCTCTATACAAAAACGCTAGTAAGACGATAAAGGATTTCAAAGAGAGGCATCAAAAAAAGGTTAAGCGAGAGAAGGATAGAATTACACTACTGAAAAAGGCGTATCAGCAAACAGTCAAGGCTGTTGGTACATCTACAGCTCTTATAGAAGGCTTGAAGCTTGAGTTCCAGAGTATTCAGAAGGAGATTGAGGATTACCAACAAAAGCTGAAGAATGTAGACATTCCAGAGTTTAACAAACCAACACCACCAGACTTCAATCTACAAGGATTGAGTCCCAAAGCATTGAAGGCTGAGTTAGAAAAGGTTAGAGATTATTTTAACTCAATGGGTCTTGCTGAGTTTGGTAATTTAGGGGCATTAGTAATTACTCAGGTTAAGTGTGATTTCACAGTTTTCAAAACGTTCTTTGAACGTAAAAGAAATACGGTTCAAAAGTATGTAGATGAGATAGTTGCATTAGAAAAAACTATTAGGAGTCTATTTAACACGCTGCAGGAAATCCGTGATACAAAAAAGAAAAATCACAAAAAAGTCGATTCCAATAAGTCGAGCTTTCAAACTTGGGCATCTAATAGATTGAAGTCTATAAAGGATGTTTTACACACAATCGCTACCTGGCTAAAGCCAACCTTAAACCGTATTAAGCAGTGGATATCCAAAAAGATTCAACAAGTTGCGGACTTTATTAAGAATGATTTGAAGAAGTTTGAGGAGGATATCAAGGTATTTGCTATAAACCTGATTCCAATAAAAAGTGATTTGCAGGATAAGAAGGATGCTAAATTGGAAGCTGAGGCCAAGTTACGAAAAATACGCGATAAGATCGCTAAGATTAAGAGATTAATCAAATTAGGATCTTTCGTGCAGAAAATGGTGAAAGGCTCGTTAAAGCTAATTAATAACGTTTCTACGGGGAACATAAAGCTGTCAGAAAATCAGAATCATATCGACACCTTCTTAGATGGTTATTATGGTTTGAAGATAGAGCAATCACCAAAACAACAACCAACACTTATGGCTCAAAAGCGTAAGTTTAAGGATGAGTTTAAGGCTTTGCTTGTTATTGAAGCGTTAGCATATGGTTTGATCGAAACTATTAAAGACATCAAAGACACGGATTTCAAAGCAGAGCTAGATCAGGTTATACAAAACGCCAAAACTAATGCACCAGGAGTGGGTACGATAAAAGCTATTCAAGCATTGGCAACAAATCCACCTAAAGATTTTAACTCACTAAAATCAGCATTAGAGTCTTTAGGAACAGATATTCTGGTAGATAGTTCTATAGCAACAAACATTCTGAACCTTGAACGCAAGTATCTGCTAAGAAGTCGTGAGGTTGTTAAGGTGCTTTGTGATTCTAAGAAGATTAAGGATAGTAAATTTGCTCCCAAGTTAGAAAAGGTAAAAACAACCCTAGAGAAGAATCAATCATTCATCCTACTAGGTTTCAAGATGCTGAATGAGGAGCTTAAAAAGTTTGTAGCTTGGATTAAGAAAAAGATTAAAAAGGTTGTAGACGCTGTTAAGGTTAAATTGCAAGCAATTCGATTAAAGGTTGAAAAACAAGCCGAAGACGAAGCAAAGAAGTATATTGAAAAAAAGGTAAACCTAGAAGCACCTATAATGAGTGCCGTAATGGGATTGGCAGCTCGAGCATTATGGACTGGTGCAACTTGGACCAGTGCAGCCGGAGTACAACACGTTTCACTAAACATTGGAGCATTCAAACCAATGAAAGCGAAGAGTACAGAAGGAGCTTCTGCGATGATTCGTGAAATGGCTAAAGGATTTGAAGCCCAGTTAACAGTGATGAGTGGTTTAGTCATTCCACCAGCTAATACTGGAATACCACCACTACCATTTACGGGCTACAAATAAAACCGAACACTATTTATATTAAAACGAGATGAAAGGATCTGAATTTGTAAACCTTTTACGCAAAGTAATTCGTGAAGAAGTGCGATCAGTCGTAAAAGAAGAGCTAAAGCAAGCTCTCAAACCAGTTATCGTCGAAAGTACAGCAAAGGTTTCGAAGACAACTACACCAACTGCTCCAAAAAAAGCAGTACCAACAGCTAAAGCCCCTAAGTTTGAAGGACCAATGGCAGGCATCTTAGCTGAAACTTACCAATCCATGTTAATGGACCCAGTAGAGGATCCAGAAGCAGAGTGGCCTGATATGAATATGGGTGGAATGATGAGTAGCATGGTACAAGGACAACCACAACCAATGTCACAAGGTGGTGTTGCTGCAATGAATCAGGAAGTGAACATGGATAGTTTAATGCGTGACTATTCTCATGTGTTGAAGGCATCTGAACAAAAGTCTCAAGGTAGATACTAATGGCAATTGAAATAAAATTACATCCGCTTGATTTTGAACCAGACGTAGCTGTCGGTATTGATCTTCCTATGATTAGTGGAGTCGGTGCAGCTTTCAAAATGAACTACACAACATTAGATCAAGCAGTAGCAAACGCTAAAAACCTATTGTTAACCAATAAAGGTGAGCGTATAATGCAACCCGACTTTGGATGTGATTTAAGAAATACCTTGTTTGAGAATATCACAGAGGAGCTTACTGTAACAATGGAGAATACCATTCGTGAGAGTTTTGATTATTGGCTTCCTTACATATTTATTAACAAGCTGACAATAACACCCTACCCTGAGAACAATCGCATCAACATATTGATGGAGATAAGTCTAGAGGGTAATAAATTTGACACAAGATCAATCCAGCTTGAATTGACAAATACGAACGGATAAAACAATGGCAAATATATCTAAAACAACATCGAAAGATATTAAGTACCTTGGTAGGGACTTTGACTCTCTTAAAAAGGGATTGATTGACTTTGCCAGAATTTACTATCCAAACACATATAACGATTTTAACGAAGCATCACCAGGAATGATGTTTGTTGAGATGGCTGCTTATGTTGGTGATGTGTTAAATTACTACGTTGACTCTCAATTTAAGGAGTCAATGCTTTTACATGCTACTGAAACACGTAGCGTAATGTCTATTGCATCTGCAATGGGCTATAAACCAAAGATGTCTACACCATCGATTGTAGACGTTGACATATTTCAATTACTACCACCATCAGGAAGTGGTAATCAAACAGCACCTGACATGCGTTATGCATTGAAAATTGAACCAGGAATGCGTTTGAGAAGTAGTGTTGGAAGTACTGAGTTCATGGTCCAAAACAAGGTTGACTTTACAATCAATAATCAATTTGATCCAACCTCAATATCAGTTTACAAATTAGACGGTAGTGGCTTACCAGAATATTACATGGCTAAGAAGACAGTCAAAGCTGTATCGGCTCAACCGAAAACAATGACTGTCGATGTTGGTTCACCTACTAAGTTTTTCAAGTTCCTGATCCAGGATACTAATCTGATTGGTATTGATTCTATTAAGGACGCTGATGGAAATATTTGGTATGAAGTGCCTTATCTAGCTCAAGATACTATTTTTGAAAAATTAGAAAATACGACATATAATGATCCTGATGCTGCTGTATATAGTAGTGAGACACCTTATCTAATGAAACTGAAGCGTGTGCCTAGAAGATTCATTTCTAGAATCACTGAAGATGGGATTGAGGTTCAGTTTGGATCAGGAGTGAGTTCGTCACCTGATGAAGAGTTGTTAGCAACTCCAGAAAACATCAGTTTATCCTTACCGACCGGAAAAGATGATATCGACTGGTCAGTAGATCCAGCAGCTCCAGTTATCACAAAGGCTTATGGTATCGCTCCATCAAATACAACACTCACAGTAACATATCTAGTGGGAGGTGGTATTAGCTCAAACTCACCGAGCAATACAATCAATGAAATTATTGGAATAGATACTTCAGGTACCAGTTTACCAACATCTAACCCAACACTAAATGCAACAATCTTCAACTCAGTAGCTGTGAATAATCCAGTTGCTGCTTCTGGTGGACGTGGTGCAGAAACATTGGATGAGATTCGTGAAAATGCAATTGCACAATTAGCATCTCAGAATCGAGC